AGCGAAATAGGAAGCGGTAATAACGTCACGCAACCACCAGTTATTTCGGTTGCAAATCCTACTCGGGTCGTGAGCGAACAGCGGCAACTGACTTTTCTCTACACGGTAGTTAGCCGGAACAGCACTGCCATTCGATACAGGACTGAAAATACCACAGCCATAAACCATCTGCTCGTTCATGAGGTCAACTTCACTGTCTACCCATGCACCACCGGAAGAATAACCGTTTGCGACTGCATTTACAGCGTAGATTCTGTGATTCAACACATGACCGCTGAAAGCTCCCTTGATGGTTGTTTTCGCCTGTGCGAGATTTGCAGTATACATCTGCGAGCCAACATAACCACCAGCGGTAGTATTGCTGGTATTCATCACCGCATTGTAAAGGCAAGTATCGGGAACGATAAGTGCATGGTGCTTAGAACAGCTCGTGTCACCGCAATTCAAGTAATAATCGAAAGCGGCAATACGGTAATTCACACCGCCGATAGTCCAGTAGTCACCGATATACAAATCATCGAATGTACCAGCACTGATAGCGGCATACTGTGCGGCAGTGACCGCAGAGCCGAGATTCTTTCCACGGTAGATTGCATTGTGAGCCGCCGCACCGTTGAAAATGAGGGGAGCGAGCTGACCCTCGAAACCAGTTACCTTTTCAGTGAGAGCGTCCATGTCTTTTCCTACGAAATCGTCCATAGAAATTGTTTTCATGCCGCTACCGTCATGGACGATGAACAAATCTGTTTTCGCAACTTGAGAAAGCTGTTCCAAATCGCCCATCTTTTTTGTCTGAATACTAATTACTGACATTGTTTAATCCTCCTTATATTTCCAATCAGCTAAGATTGCAAAGTCTAAATCGTCTACGAGTAACATAGGTGTGCTTCCGCTGTCCATCGCAAGGATAGGAGCAGTGAAGTCATTCTGAATCGCCATGTATTCGAGAATGGACAGTCTTTCGTCAAGCTCCGTACACTGATTCTGTAACTTCCCGGCGGCATCTTGTGAGAGCTGGTCTTTCATAGCTTGGAACCATGCTGTGAAGATTTGCTCCTGTACGCTCTCGAAAGATTCGATTTCACCTCGATAATCTGTTTTGATAGTAGCGATAATTTCGTCACCATCGGCTTTCAGATTGTCGGTATATGCCACGAAACTGTTGAACTCGGTTGTTTCCTTACCCTCGAATAGCTGTTTCTGTCCGGCGAAGTAATTCTGAAACGCTTCGTACAAGTCTGTGCCATTTTCCACCATCGACATGATAGTGTTGAGTGCTTCATTCATTCGGTTAGCCTGTATAGCTCCGAAGAATGATTTTTCTTTGTTGGTATATACTGTCACATCTTGAAGCGAGATAGTACCGTCTTCATTATCAATCTGACTGTACCGTTTCAAGCCGCTCCACACTGCGTCTGTATAATCAACAGGTAGTAATTCCCATGCCATTTATAAGCTCCCTCCCTTCATTCCAAAATTCCATGTGAATGTCCTCCTTCCATCATTTTGATTTGACAACTTATCGTAGAGGTCAAGTATTGCTCCCTCCAAACGGTTTAGTTCTGCGAAATCCATAACATTTCCGTTTGCTGTATATGAGGGGGTAGTACCATAAGCCCCTTTGATACTGTTTCTATTGATGGTATTCAGATTCTCCTCAAGCTGGTTGATTTCATCAGCGTAGAAGTAATCCTTCGGAGTTCTGTCTGTTCCGAGAGCGTGAATGGTGAAATCGTCATACATCTTGATTGCCAGCCCTCGGAGGTATTCGAGATTATTCTTAATTCGATTGAAGTCTACTGCATTGAATCTGTCTCCAACGTAGAGACCTTCGGAATCAAGTTCGTAGTGCCAATCTGTTTTAGGAGTGACCCACATCTTTAACCTCCTATCCTTCGAGCTGTAACTTTGCCCGAAAATGATTGCTTAAATTCGAGTGTCTGACGGTAGATATTCACCTTCATACCATCGTGGAACTCGTTTTCTTGATACACAATGTCGTTTGAATCTATCTCCGGGTTGCCACGAGTGTTGTACTCATATTCGATACCCGATGTATAGTAATCGCTCAACCACTGTGCGAGTTCTGTTGCCATCGTCATATCACTGATAAGAGGATTTTCCCACTTTACGGTTTTACCTCTGACATTCAGCGACATTTGAGCATATCGCTCAACGATTTTGTAACGATAACCGAAAATGTCCAGCCTGTGAGTGCCAGCGACACCATATCTGACCGTTACATAATAATTTCCGTAAGCGATGATAGAAACACCGCTTGCCGCTTCATCGAGCCTTGCCCGGAAACCGTAGGACGGTTCACCGATGTAATAAGTCTCGACCTGTCCGGCTACGACAGTTACCTCCTCACTTATGAGATTGTCTTCGACAGTGCCATTCTGATAGCTGTAACACGGAACAATAACCTCTTTGATAAGCTCCTGTTTGATAGCTTTTGGAGAAGAAGTCATATCTGCTCGTGTCATGGTGAAATCAGTAACATCACCAAAGGCGAAGTGATTCAGTACAATACGGTTGTAAGGTTCTCGTGTCTTGGTGAACTCAATCTTCATAGTGTCGAAATCGTCAAAGTCATTCAGAATAACCGTTGTCTTTTGAATTTCATCATCTGCGAAGTATTCTGTCACCAGCTCGCCATTGTTGTAAGTGCGGATTGTGAAAGCCGCCGGGAGAGCATGACCGAAAATGAGCTTGACACCGTAGTACATACAAGCCGCTTCCTGTACCAGTGTAATAACCGGGTTCACAGAGAAATTACCGTTTGCGTCCGACTGCACACTTGATATATAGCCTGTATTGATACCAGCTTTTTTGTTAGCCGGGAGAAAGAACATAGCTCCGTTTGCTGTGGTGTAGTTTGTTGCCAGCGTACCGTATTCGTCCTTCTCGGAATTATTCAGTACATTTGCCACATTGGAGTAAGGAGCTTCACCATTCGTGCTTATCGCCGCTTCGGGTACGAAGTTCGATTTGATTTGAACTGTACCGTATCGTGTCTGCGACAAAACACATCGACAGGCATTGGCGATAATCTGTAATGCTTCCTTGTGCTTTACCCTCGGAATCGGATTCTTTGAGTAGAGCTTCTTCAATCGTGGGTCGATATAATAATCAGTCAATCCAGCGTCAGCCAGCACATCTTTAGCCAGCTCATAATAGCTTTTTCCGGCGGCATTGAACGTGCCCTTGTAATACTCTGAATCCATGTTTCTGAATACGTCTTGACAGCGGATAGTAGCTGTGTAATCGTCACTTTCCCATTCAGAACATAACAGGTGATTTCCTCTGACCCACTCAATATCCCCGGAATCCGGGAGCTGGTAGCCATAGTAGATTTCCATTTCCTGTCCTGTCTCAAGGAAGTTGATTGCTGATTTTGGATTATCCACGTTGAAGTAGTGGTCGTAGTTCTTGAGCTGTACCGTGAAATCTATCTGCGGTACATCTGCACCGATAGGAGAGATATAGCTCTCCAATGTAGACCCCATAACACTGTCGTTGTAATAGACAAGACCATATCCGAAGCGGATAGAGTAAATACGAAGTCTGCTCTGTGGATTTTTCATGCTGTAAAACCGCATTTTTATAAAGGTAGTGTTTTCGATAACCTCCTCGGTACTCCACAGCGATTCTGTGTTGTCTCGGAACTCAATTACCTGTCCAGTGCTTCCGACCACATCGAAGTTTACCGGGTAATTCTCTCCGAAATTGATTGTCAGACCTTTGAAGTCTGTTGCGTCCATGTGAAGATTGATTGTCAGCTCATAAGCCACATCTGACACCAGCTCCCGACCTATCAGCCCTGTGTCATAGAACACGTCAGCAGAGCTACTACGAGGTGGAAAGAACATTGTGCCATCAACCTTCGTGAAATTCTCCTCAAGCGTAGCGTAGACCGTATCATCGCCATGCTCACCGAAAAGGTTTGCTTTGTTGGAGTAATAAGAGAAGTCTCCGCTGTCGATACGAGCTTTCGCCTGTGCTTCTTGATTGACAAGTCCGAAAGAGAGCATAATGTACGCTCTCTCTCGGAGGGAGGATTTCATACTTGCTTTATATTCCTTTGAGACTTTTTGCATAGTTATCACTCCCCAACGTCAATCAGATTCACCTTGCAATTCCTGTAATGCGTAGGTTTTCCGTTCTTGTCCACCCAGTAGGGTTCACCTGTACGGTCTCCGCAGTACATTTTTATGGTCTTGCGACCATTCGTTACCGGGTCATTGAAGGTAACGTACACGAAGAAATTATTCAAGGTCTTCAAGATACGTTCCCATTGTGCGGCAGTCAGCCACGACCATTCCAGCCCATCAATCTTATACTGGTCTCGTCCGACCCTCTGACCGACCACCGCTCCGTTAGCGTCACGTCCAGCGTCCACTACGGTAGTTACGACTACATTCACTCCACGTTTAGGAGGTGGTAACTCGTAACCGTTGATTTCCAAATATGCCATTGTTACCGACCTCCTTTACGTTGCAAATCTGTAACCGTTGGCTTTCTGCTGTGTCACAACAGCGTCAGAGACAGTTCGGTTGCCAACTTGTACGATTGTCTGCTCCTCCTTGTCAGCCTGTCGTTTCACATCGTCTGCCATACGAGTGAGAGTAGGTTCTACATACTCTCTGTAAAATTCCTCCATGCCCTCTACGAAGCCATCAGCAGTCATTTGATAACTACCTCGAACCTCTGCGGACAATGCACGTCCATAGACCTTAGATGGGTCGTAGGATTCGACAGCAGAAGTATCAACTGCCAGTGCAACTCTCGGAGAAATGTTGGTAAAAGAATCTGTCCACTTAGACATTACACCCTTCGTGGATTGACCTTCTTTGGAGATAGCATTGTTGTAGCCAGCAATCGTAAATCCACCCATTTCATAGAACATTTTGGAAGGAGAATTGATACCCAGCTTTTCCTTGAACCAGTCAAGGATTGAGCTACCCCAGCTTGTGATGGTATTCTTACAGGTCGTATACAAATTACCGATACCGTTTTTGAAACCATCAATAACATTCTTCGCATAATCGTAAAATGTGTTGTAAGACGCTTTGCCACTGAACCACGACTTCACATTGTCTGCGAATGTCTCCATGTTGGATTTCGCTGTCGTGTAGTAGCTTCCGATTTTACTCTTGAAACCATCAATCACGTTACTTGCAAACCCGGAGAATGAGTTGTAAGACGCATTATCACTAAACCAGCTTTTTACGTTGGAAGCCCACGTTGTGATGTTAGACTTCGTATTCGTATAAGCATTTCCGATTTTGGTCTTGAAACCTTCAATAACATTGTTGGCAAATGTCTGCCAGTTCGTGTTATTGATACCACCATAACCGTTGTTAGTGAACCACGTTTTTACGTTGCTCGCCCACGTTGTGATGTTTGTCTTAGTGTTCGTATAGGCTGTTCCAATCTTTGTCTTAAAGCCCTCAATAGTGTTATTTGCGAAAGTGGAGAAGGTCGTTGAATTGACTCCACCGAAAGCACTACTTGAGAACCATTCTTTAGCTTTGGAAGCCCATGTTGTCACATTGGTTTTGGCATTGGTGTAGGCACTTCCGATTTTGTCCTTGAAGCCGCTTACGATGTTCCCGGCGGTCTCCTTGAAATTCTCAACAAGTCCTTTACCGTCCTCGCCCTTTGTGAACCACTCTTTAGTCTTAGCTCCCCATTCAGCAAGTTTGGCTTTAGTACCGGGATATTTTTCTTCCACTTTATCAAGGAATCCACTGACGATTTTCACACCAGTGTCCTTGAAGTGGTCGATAATACCCTTACCATCTTTACCCTTAGTGAACCATTCCTTTGTATTGGAAGCCCACGTCTGAATAGTTTCCTTTGCTCCATCGAGCTTTTCAGAAACCCAGCCTTTGAACTCACCGAACTTATCGCTGATTGCTTTCAGACCGCTACCGACTTTTTCCTTGATGGTGTCCCAGTTAAGAGCGACACCACTTACAAGTCCTACCGCACCAGCGGCAATCAGAGCGATACCGAGCGGAATACCTACACCAGTCAGACAAAGCAGAACACCGAGAGCCAGCATAGCCGCACCAGCGATGATACCGATTTTCTTCAAAACCCCTTTAATCTTCGTAGTGATAGTGTCCCAGTTCAAAGCAACACCAGCAACGATACCGACAGCTCCGGCGGCTATTAAAGCGATACCCAATGGCAACGCAACACCTGTCAGTGCCAAAACGACACCGAGGGCGAGTAGAGCCGCACCGACTGTAATACCGAGTGCCTTGAGAACTTCTTTTACCTTACCTGTAAGAGATTCCCAGTTAAGGCTTGCAGTAGCCGCCAATCCAACTGCACCAGCGGCAATCATAGCAATACCGAGAGGAGTTGCAACACCAGTAAATGCTAATACAGCACCTATACCGATTAAAGCACCGCTCACGATAGTAGTAATAGTGGTAACAGCTTTTCGAGTGTCACCCGATAAGCTATCCCAATTCAATGCAACAGCGGAAGCCAGCGAGATTGCACCAGCCGCCATCATTCCGATACCGAGAGGAATATTCACACCTGTAAATGCCAGTACAGCACCCAAAGCGAGAAGTCCTCCACCTACGATACTTTCGATGGTGGTAATTACACCCTTCATTTCCGGGCTTAGACAATCCCAGTTCAAACCGACTGCGGTAGCAAGACCAGCCGCACCAGCAACCATAAGAGCGATACCCAAAGGAATTGCCACACCTGTAAAGGCGAACAATGCACCCATAGCGAGTAACGCACCTCCGACAACTGCTGTCAGAATGGAGAGCGTATTCTTCATATCCCCATCTAAAGCGTGCCAGTTAATCGCAAGTGCTGTACCGAGAGATACTGCACCAGCTACCATGAGACCAGCTCCGAGAGGTACATTTACTCCCGAGAACAGGAGGAAAGCACCTATCGCCAACAAGAATCCACCGAGAGCGGCGGTTATAATCGTCAGCGTCTTCGCCAATCGTTCACTCATTCCGTTCCAGTTCTCCGCAATCGTAGCCGCCAATCCAACTGCACCGACAGCCATTAAGCCGAGACCGAGAGGAATATTTGCACCAGTGACAACGAGGATAGTACCGATTGCCAGCAAGAATCCGCTGATAACTGCGGTAATTTCACTCATAGCACCTTTAATCATTTGTACGATTTCATCAACCTTCGCATTTACGAGGTCTCCCATGAAATCATAGGTAGGAAGCTCGAACCCGAGACCTCCACCTCCGATACCACCGCCAGCACCCGAACCCGAGCCGCTACCGCTGGAATCATCATTTTTGGAAATTACATTCAACTCGTCAATGCCGAGTAAAGCATTTTTCAGCTTCTTTGCCGCCTTTGTTGCGTCACCCAATCCACCAGCAGTATCACCAGCGGAATCAGCCATATCACCCAATGCACTTGAGCCAGCGGAAAGCGAAGAATAATCCACCTCCGGCAATTCAAATCCGAAGAAACTTGCGATAGTGTCAGCCAGCATACGAATAACTTTTGCAACAGCAATAGCGTAAGGAAGTACAGCATTAAGAGCCGGAATGAAGATATTACCCAAAGCTCTTGCACACTGTGTAACCTGTGCCTGTAATACACGAAGCTGGTTAGCCGGAGCATTAAGAGTACGAGCCATATCACCTTGTGCTGTCGTAACCTGTGTCATAATGGCATAGTAACGAAGTTCGGACTTTTCAGCCTGTGTCATTTTGGTGATAGATTTATCAATACCGAGGTTATATGCTTCCTGTTGCAATCTTGCCTGTGACAAGTCGTAACCTAATCTACGAAGCGGCTCAAGCTCGCCGGAAATACCGGATTCGAGCTTTTGCATAGCGTCAGCAAAAGAGATATTGAAGAACGAAGAAATATCGTAACCGAGCTGTGTAAGATTTTGTGACATAGTATAAGCCCTGTCACTTGCGACACCAAAGCCCTTCGTAATTGTCATGAAGATACCTTGATTTCTCATCCACTCGCCCGGGTCAATACCCATGACGTTTCCTACCTGTTCTGCGTACTTTTGTGCTTCTGCGGCATATTCACCCATGGAAGCTGTGAACAGGTTCAAGTTCTCGATATAGGAGTTTGACTGCGTAATCCATGTTGCGATTGTTCTTGCACCAGTCTTGACTACGTTCATAGCCATTCTGCATTTCGCCCAAAGGTTCGCATAACTCATAGCCGCTGTATTATTTGCGGTAGTAAGAGAATTTGTGGCACTCACCGTACTACGCATATTCGCCGGAAGTCTTGAAAAAGCGGTAGACACCGTGTTCAACTGATTTGCCAGCGGAGCGAGAGCATTAGCCAACTGCTGAATCTGTGCTGTGAATTGTGCCATGTTCATATTTTGAAGGGTCTGTGCCAACTGTGGCAGTTTACCCAACTGCGTGATGAACGAAGTAAGATTGCTCTTACCCAGCGAAGCAAGCGGCTGTAATGCAGTAGAGAGTTTGCCAATGCCGGAAAAATCCACTCCATTTAGAGCGGTTGCGGCACTTCCGATACTCTTTAACTGATTTCCGATAGAGGAGGAAATCTTGAGATTTCCCAACCCGGACAGCTTCGACAGACTGTTAGAAAGAGTGTCGAGCTTGCCAGCGGCAGAGCTATCAATGCCTTGAAGGGCGGTATTGAGACCTTTGAGCTGATTCGTTACGCTCGTTAGTCCAACACCGCCCTTCACTGCATTTTTCAGCTTAGACAAAGAAGCGGAAAGAGCGTCTATACCACTTGTAGCCGAGGTTGAACTCGACTGTACCTCTAATTCAAGAGATTCGATTGTTGTTGGCATATAACTCACTTCCTTTCTTCAAACCGTTTGTTGTTCTGTACCATGTACGCTTGCATATAACGTACACCTTTCTGCGATTTAGCCTTTTCCTCTTTATCCTTTGCGGCTTGAGCCGACCTCTTAGAAATCGGGTAAGCCTGTTCAACATAAGGTTGGGCTTTCGTTCCTTTTTTCGCATAAGCATGAAGGATAGGAGATACACGAGACATAGCGTCATAAAAGTACATACCCTGTAACCACGCTTGCTGATTCAGCTTCTCATTTCTCAAATCCTCTGCTTCCCGGTAATACTTTGTGAGAAGACAATCCCTGTCCCAATACTGCTCCTCGGTCATACCGATGGAGAGATAGTAGGGGAACTGCTTATAGAAAATCTCCGTATAAGGAAAAGGGGAAGTGGAAGCAAATTTCTCTCCACTTCCCTTAGCTTCGGATTTATCATTGGACAGCGATTCACTTAGAAGCTCGCTGTCCAGTCCACGTTTCCCTCGGATTCTTCGGGTTCTTCAACGAGTGCCATAATCGGTTCGTTATACATTTCTGCCAGCTTACCGATAAGCTCCTCCTTGTTTGTCATTTTGGCGAAAATCTTATCAATGTTCTCTTTCTTCTCAAATCTGTGGTGTGCGAGGAACGCACCCTCAAACAGAGCCGGGAGAGTAGACATAGGTTTATTCTCAACCTCTGCGGCAACAAAGCCCTTCTTCTCCATTTCTGTGACTGTTCTGCGAGTGAACTCAAGGACATATTCTTTATCCTCGAAAGTGAATTTCAACTGTTTTGCCATGATATTAAATCCTCCTTAGATTTTTGACGCTTATTCAGCGTCCATTGTGATAGGTGTAGAAGGTGCGATATTGATTGTCATGCTGACAACCTCATTGACACCGCCGCCGACAGGGAACACGGAAAGCTGACCGTGGAACTTGAACTTACCGTCAGAACCAGTAGGAGTTACAACGTCCCCACTTTCAGTACCGCCGAACCATACAGCGTACTCACTGTCAACACCTTCGAGTGCTTTGAGCTTCTTGTACTCGTCAAGAGTATAGTTAGTGCTAAACTCAAGAGCGTCAAGAGACTGAATACCCGGGATATAAGTCTGCATATTGTCAGACAGAGTAGTTGTCTCCAACATTTCGGGAGCACCACCCAAATCCGGGAACTCCTTAATGTCGATAAGTTTCTCCCACGCACTTGCGGCTTTCTTCATCAGAAAAATTTTGTATGTGCTAATAGCCATGATTGTTTACCTCCTGTAAATAGTTTTGTTTGTTGATACGATTGCTTTATATCTGCCGACCATTCGGTATATTGTTGCGTCTTCCTCATTCGGAAGCGGATTCAGCATGGTTCTTGTGAAACCGAGCCTTGCAAGTTCGTTGTCGATGATAGCGGCAATCGCCTTACATTCAGCTTTCTTCCCCTTCGTCTTGTTTGAGTAAATATTCACCTCGTACAAGAGTGAAGCGTGATTTTCCATGCTATCGGTTGTTTGAGACTGACGATAACTCTGATTGTCAGCTTCAATCAAAGACACACAAGGGAATGAGGGAGGGGATTTTACATATTCACCAGTGATGAATATTTTAGGGTATTCAGCACGAACCTTTTCAGATACCGTGTCAAACACTTCTGATTCAATGTCAATCACCCGAACACCTCCCTTGCAATATCTTTAATGTCATTACAAACGGTTTGCATAGCCCGGTACATTGGCATGGTTGCCGGAGTACCACGAGAGAGTTTTAATTCTCCGTCTTCATAGAAGCCCCATGTCTCCTTTTTTCCATTACCTTTGCCGAAACTACCGATTGTAAAGCCCAGCTCCGCACCACTCGGGTGAGGGGAACTGCCGGGCGAGCTGTTGTGATATACACCAGCACCAAACTCAACCCACACTGCGTCTTCGCCGCTTGCAACCACTACGGTTAGTGAACCCCGGTTATCCACCGAGACTTTCACATCTGCAAGTCGCTGTCCTCCTTTTACCAAATCGTCTGCGATAGCACCAGCAAATCCGCTTCTCGCTTCATCAGCCAATCGCTCTGCGACCTTCTCCCGGAGGAGTTCAACTTTTTGTGTGAAGTCAGCCTTATACTGTGCCAACTCACGAATTGCTCTATCAATGTCCTGTTCGGACAAACCGACTGTGATTTTCTTTTTACCCACTGACATTCACCTTGCTTATTGCAATCGACACGTTGTTTATGCTCTTTGCAACCTTTTTCACGATGTAATCGTGAGGAGTAATGACCTCGCCTTTTTCATCGAGAGCCAACGCTCCGTTTTCATCGAGCAGTGGAACTGTGTCAACCCAAAGATTCGTGTAAATATCAATGAGAGGAGAATCGTTATCCATGACAATAACCTTGTCGTAGGATTCGTTCTCACCAAACTGCCGAGTAGTGGATTCACCCTTTGCGGCAGATATATTGGCAAAGAACTCAATCGGATTTCCGTGTAGAACTTCGTACTCCCCTGTGGCATTTCCGTATTCGTCTTCAATAGGAACTCTGCTCTCATAGAGAGCGTAGAAAAACTTCACTTTGTTTCTGCTCAAACATTTCATCGTATCACCCCACAATAAGGGGTAACTGACTTGAGCATTGAAGCTGGTACGTCAGCATTTTCGTACTGACGTGTGATACCATTTTCAGTGTGTGAAGTCTGACCCTCCGCACCTCGCTTATTCATAAGATAAGCGGCAATCTCACATTGGAGAGTGTCGTACTGCGTAGGTACTTCCGTAACATCTGACTTATAGGGATAAGCCCTTGTAATAATCTTTTTCCCAGCTATGAGAAGGTAAGCGGATAACACTTCGTCAGTATCAGAGCCGCCGACCATAGCCTTGAGCATATTCAGCTTTTCTTCCTGTGTCATGCTATCCACCTTCTTTCTTAGGCGATAGTGAACCAGCCTTTAGCTTTAGGACTGTCACCTTCTGCCGGAGTAGCAACGATATAACCGTTACCAACCTTTGCGTAGTAGGTAGCACCAGCGGTTACAGTAGTCTCGGTTGCCGCTTTAGCCGCACCCTTGAAAATCTTGACAGCGTAACGCTCGTCAGTCAGAGCAGTAAGGTAATACTTGCGGCTCAAGATAGTGTTCTTACGAACATTTGCGTCCCCGGAATCACGAGGTGGCTGTTCAACCTCTGTACCCTTCTTGTTGAAGATGGTAACAGCTTCACGAGTACCGAGAATTACAGTACCCTGTACTGCGTCTTTCTTGGTATACAGGTTCACACCAGCAACAGTGCCGACATAACCGTTTTTCGCAAATGCTTCAACATACTTCAAATCGTCCTTGAGAGACTTACGAATGTCAGCCATATCAGCCGCACATACGAAAGCGAAGATAGAAACACCTTCAAGGTTCTCAAGATTCAATACAGACTGTGCGTCTGCAAAAGCGGCAAAGTCAAAAGCAGTAACAGGAACAATCTGTGTCGCTTTGTTGAACTCTGCGTAAATGTCAGCGTTCACGGTATTGAACATATCAGTACCCATGTGACGTACACCGACAGGAACGAGCATAGGGTCAGTCATTTCCTGTTCGTCATAGTACTCGAAACGGTTCTGTGCGAGCAGAATCTCGTACTCGTAAGGAGAATACTGAACTTCAATACTCTTGGTATTACCCTCGCCCATAGCGAGCTTTTCAGTACCATTAGTAGCTTTGTAGCGATTGATTTTTCGCTTCATACCAGCAGTACCAACAAGACTGTTATCAACAGTACAGAACTGCTGTAAGTCTAAATGGGAATTAAACTGGTCTTCGACCTCATTAGAGAGATAGAAGTTATCATAAATTTTGTGTGCCATTATTCGTTACCTCCGTATAATGATTTGTAGTCTTCCGGGTGGTTAGTAGAAAACTCAAGACGTTCTGCCGGAGACATTTTTCTCAATTTATCCAACGTCATTGTTTTGCTGTCACCATCGGGAGTAGGTTTAGGTGTATCTTTGAGAGCGTCCGCACGAACTTTCTTCTCCACAGCTTCAAGGTGCTTTTTCTGATTGGCAAATACCTTTTCAGAATCCCCATCAGCCATCGCTTCTGCGGTTTCGTCTGCCAGCTTTTCGTCATAGCCGAGTGCCAGCAACTTAGCCTTATTCTTTGAAACAGTAGTTTCACGAAGAAGTTTCTCGTAATTAGATTGCAATTCGTCCTTTTCTTCCTGTTCCTTCTGTTTTGCGGCTTCGTCCTCTGTCATTTTTTCTTTCAGAGCTTTCTTCGTCTTCGCCAGTTCAGAAGCAGTGTTATCAAAAACATCTTTCTTGATATAGCCGCTGTAATCCGGGTCAGCAATTTCAAACTCCTCAAGGGCTTTCAACTTTTCCTCTGCGGACATTTCCGCATAACCTTCAATCTGTGATACATCAATTTTCATGTGCGATTCCTCCTAATTTGTCTTTTTACGTCTTCTGTGACATTTTGCGATTTAAGGTTTCTCTACCTTTTGCGATTAGTGTCTTCTCTGACATATCTCAAGTGGCGAACCACCTAAAATCATTCTTCCGGCTGTTTCTTATCGTCCGGGTTGTCTTCCCCATCATCGGGAGAAGTAGGAGCTGTCTTGGCGGCAAGCTCAAGGGCTTTTGCCTGTTGCTCCTCGTAATATTTCTTACTCATAGCGTAGGCACTCTCTGAATCAGAGAACATACCGCTGTGCTGGAAAGCGAGCTGTGGGTGAATCTTAGGCTCTTGCAACATCGAAATGAGAACCTGTGATTTACTCTGAATCGCTTCGTAGTTTCTTCGAGTGAACTTCATGTCAATGTCTTTCAGATAAAGAAAAACATCGCCGAGGTCTCGACAAATACGAAGAACCAGCTTGAGCATTTTCTTTTCGTTCTTCTTGAAGACATTCTCACTGTCTTTCGCCCTTGCTTCTGCAAGAGACCAACCATCACGAAGAAGTACCGCCGCACCTGTATCACTGGTGGAAGAACCACCGTTACGGTTTGGCATACCACAAATGGTAAGAACAGCATTGTAAAGGTCTTCTTTAAGGGTCTGCGACTGGTCTTGGTTGAGGTCTGTATTTACCACACCAACGTCTGCCGCCTGTCCATCAACTGACTTGACCTTGATTGCACCGAGGTCTTTCAGCTCTTTGAAATCTTCTGCGGTAATGTCGCAGTTCACAAACTTAATGAAAGCCTGTATTGTCTGCTCCATACCATCGAGACGGTTACTTTCCACATTGTTGATAGCGTCCAACAGTGGAAGCACAATCTCAAACGAGCCGAGCCTTGCACTGTTCGCCGGATATTCAAAAATCGGAATCATATCAAGAGCATGAGGTTTGGATTCTTTCAGAATCCCATCTTCAACGAGATAATAACGATTCTCCGTATAAATGGAGTAGTGGTATCGCTCGTTATCGTCCTTGCTATACTTGACTGCCATAACAGGCTTATTTCCTACCTCGTTTGAATAGACAACGAAAGTATCTCTCGGGTCGAGGGTGAAAATCTCAAAAGGTGCTTCATCGTCCTCACCCGGTTCATCGGGAAGGACGAGACGGAAAGCAGTGCCGCAAATCATTTGCCACTCGACAATCTCTTGGTCTTTAGTGGCTTTATCCTCGGCAAACATCATTTCATTGAGAGCGTTGATTGCCTTTACAGTAGCTTCTTCACCGTTTCGGCTCACATATTGGATAGGCTCTCCGCAGAGATAACCAACTTTGAAAGAAACAATTTCGTTTGCACGATTTTCTACGATTTTGTTACAGATTTCGGGGCGAACGTCTTTTGTACGATTCTTGATAGGCTGGTCTCCACGATAGTAGTTCCACAGATAATCAATTTCGCTTCGATTAAAGTCATGTGTCGTGAGAGCTTTCATCAAAACCTCAACAACATTTGCGTCTGTGATTTGTGTTACGCTTGTCTTAATAATTCGTCTGCCGCTCATGTAGCGTGTCTGCGAGACTGGTTTAGATTCATCAATTACATTTCCCACGATTGCCCCTCCTTTCTGACAAAATAAAAAAGTGCATGACTGCTCCGAGGACTAAAACCTCGTGCAATCATGCACCTAACTTCATATCATAACTATAACACAAGATATGGTATAAGTCAATAATACTATCCACAATATATAGTAAAATGTTGATAACTGTGTGGATAACCAATCTTATTTCAGTTACCATGGTCTCTTAAACACTTCAACCTTGCTTCCGTTGAGAGACTGTGCGTATTCTGCCAGCATAGCCATACCATCGGGGACATCATCATGTTTGTTCTTTCCGGCAACCGTATAAGAGAAAAGCATATCCATCATTCGTCCGTAATCGCTGTTCTTCTGATACATACTTTCGTCTTTGAACAGGCAGTGTTCCTTGACCCACGATGAATTGACGATGATTTTAGTCTCCTTGTTGGTCGAGGTAAACTTTGTCGTAATATGAGTAATGCCGCCTTTTGCCTTGACCTCAAGCTGTACCTTCTCTGCAACACGACCTCCGGCAGAGTTTGATTCAAAACGACAGGAGTTGACCTTATCCCGGACAAGGATTTCAACCAATCGAGCGTCTACGATGTTCGGAAGCCCATTGTCGCACACGCAGTCATTGATATAGTAATCCTCACCATATACCCATGCCGCCGGGAGGAAAGCGTAATCCTTACCTTTATCCTTCGTATCGCATATACCAATGATAGCGTCCGGGGCAGAAGGGGGAAGCTCGAAGTATCGTCTCATTTCGTCTTCATGATATAGCAGACCCTCACGCTCAATAGGCTGATTCATGTAGAGTGCTTTCCAGCTCACATCGTCCATAATATCTCTCTGCTCCCGGTAAAACTTCGTATTGAAGCCTACACCATAAGCATAATCAAAATTGGATTCATCGTCCTCATTCATAGCTGGTACGACAATGAACTTTGCCCGGTCAGAATCTCCATACTGATTTTCCAGCCGCCCTATAACATCATGAACAGACCAGCGAGTAGCGATATGAAGCTCCTTACAGTTATCACCAATTTTACGCTGTCGAAGGTCAGTGGTGTAGGTTTCCCACAGCTTATCGAGACGCTCCTTCGAGAGAGCCACCTCGATACCACTAACCAAATCGTCACAGTAGAGGAGCGTTGCCGCACGATACAGTCCGGCATTACCAGTTCCGATAGAGGTAAATTCCAGTGTCTCAAAACGCTTACGCTTTCCGAGGTCAATACGACAGTCCTTTGCATTGGTATTCACCACATTGACGAGAGGGAACACATCGTGCCACAGATAATCTCCTTGTGGCTCAAAGATACGCAGACATTCATCATACACCCCTCGCACAAAGCTGTTGGAGTGAGAACCTGTCAGCATGGGTTTGTCCGGCACACGTCCGGCGAGCCATGTCAGATAGAAGATGGCAATAGTGGTCTTTCCACAGCCGGGCGGCAGAGATATAGCCAGCAAGTCCAGCTTATCGTCAGTCAGCTCTTGCAGTCCAACGACAATCGGGTGAAGGGCTTTGCGTCTTGGAGGATAGAATTTCTTCTCCGGGTCTCTATTCCATTCGATGTAGAGAATGTAGCTCTCGAAGTCATACGGAGCGGCGGCAAGTAGCACCTTCCTGTGTAGGTTGAAAAATGCCATGATTTTTTTCTCGTCCGGCATAATAGGTATTGTCTCCTCTAAATCAGCGGAGAGGAGTTTCAAATATTTGACCGCCAGCTCCGTATCAGTCTTCATGGCTTCCTTGCACATATAGTACAAATCCTCATAAGGCTGAATCACGTCCGGGGTCTTCTGAATCTGTTGACAGATTTGTTTCAGTAGTTCTTCCATAGTACCTCCTGTAAAATAAAAAAAAAGACACATGACTGTATGGAGATTTCCTCCGCACAATCATGTGCCTATTTAATATGATTCTCGTTATTCTTTTTGATAGATAAATTCTAATCCCTTTTGCTGTCGTATGCTCTGTACTTCATCGTCCTTTACATAGAAGACCCATACATACTGCTGTGAAACATAGATGGTGTATCGTTGACCTTCTGCCCAATCGTCAATCTGTTTCATTTCGTATGCACTTGCCAGCGTATACCCGGTCTGACCGAGAGCATATTCAATACTTTCTGCCAGCTCAACGGAAATATCATTTTCCCGAGCGAATACCTCGGCGGCAGTTTCTTCTTTCGTTTCTGATTCAGCAACCGTTGAAGTTTCACTTTCTGTTTCAGTTTCAGAAGATTCTTGAGTTTCTTCTTCACTTACTTGTTGAGTTTCTTCACTTTCGGAAGAATCCGGGGTTGGTGTGAGTGCAAAGCTCACAACGAACAGTAGTAGGAATACCAAAGTTATAATTCCCCACATCTTTTTGCTTTCCTTCCTTCTCGCAAACTGTACGAGAAATCCTATCAGAGCTATTGGCAAACCAATCATGCTCACTACACCTACAAGTGCTATCATACCATACCTCCTGTCAATATTGGCTCTTGGACACCCTGTACCCAGTCCATGTCTTTACCGTACCGATACATTCCTTCGTAGAGAGGGCGGTTTGCGAGAATCCCTCGAATGGTGGAGACTTGAAATCTGCCGCCTTTGCGAGTTCGATAGCCCTTGTCGTAGAGAATGTCGGATATTTCTGTCATAGGTCTGTGATTTTGGTCGTGTTCCGTGAATATCAGTTTCACGATGGGTCTCTCTGCCGGATTCACAACCAGCTTACCGTCAGTGACGGAATACCCATAGGCAATACGACCTCCGCTGTACCCACCGCATTTCGCCTTGAGGGAGCGACCTCTGCCAGTACGCAGAGCGATGTTCCTTCTTTCCTGTTCTGCAACGAACATCAGAAGCGAGCGGTAGATGTTGGCGAAATCATCGCCCTCGGAGAAATGCTCCTCCGTAGATACGAGCTGAATGTTTCGCTTTTCCAGCATATAGAAATAGTAGAAGTATAGCTTCGTGTCACGAGCTACACGGTCATTCTTGAACACAATCACCGCTTCATGCGGCGGCAGTTCCTCCGGGTGGTAGAGAATCTTGTCAAATTCCGGGCGATTGTCCTTCACACCACTGATTATGTCTACGACCCATTCCACTATGTTAAAATCATTCGCCATGGCATGAGTGAGTATGGCTAATTTCTGTGATTGAATACCATATTTTTCATCGCCGGACTGTTCCTCCGTAGATACACGGATATAACCAATGGCATTTCTCACGAGGTAATCACCTCCTTTAGTCTGTTATAGACTACTTTTAATCTTTATCATGTTGGTTGAAGTAGTAAAAGTAGCGGTTCTTTAGTTTTTTCGTATAACTTCTTCTTATAGTGCTTCTTATAAGGGGAGTTTTACGCAAAAACCGATTTTTAACTACTTTTACTACTTCGTCTCGCCTTTTTTGGTGTAGGTGATGGTAATGTCATAACCCAGTGCGTCCATCATTTCAACGAAAGTCTTGTTTACGAGACCATCTTTCTTCTTGATGATTCGATTTACATACTGACCTGTCGTACCAATGGCTTCACCTACCTGTTGCTGTGTCATATTGGCTTCAAGGCATTTCACCTTAACGTCCAGTTCGATATTATTTGTAACCATGTGCGTACCTCCTTTGTTTGTTTATGATGTAAGTATAGCACAGGGGGAATAGTGTGTCAATACAAATAAGATAATAAATAATCTTTTTAGAGCCTTTTTATTTTTTCGGGATATTTAAGCCACTCCCTCCCCCGGGTGGGCGGCTTTTGTATATCCCCCTCCGGGGGTGGTGTTGGTGCTGTCAATCTATTCCGGGCGGCTCATTCCAACCCATGAACCCGGGCGGCTTTGCGGTTAATCTTGATTATATTTTGCGTAAACCTCAACAAAGTAACCGCACATCACAACAGTACGACAGGAAAGCCGCACAAAGCCGGGAACGATGGAAGGGTAGACCAACACTACCACGTAAAGAAAGCCGCCACGATGGGCGGCAGATAGGGCACAGCAAAGCCCCGGGAGAATGTACCCGGGGCGGCTTCTTTATTTATTCTGTTTCAATAACTCGGACATAAGCACGAGCGGAAAAATGAGAATACATATAATTATGAACATCTGTCAACCTCCTTTATTATGCGACTGTGAAACGCTTGTAGCTGGTTTCTGTGGTGTATGCTGTTACTATGTCGGGGTGGTCAGCCTTTAGGGCTTTACTGTCCAGCCTTGAGCCTGTGACGCTCTTATACATGGCTTTCGTTGCACCCTCTACAACGGTATCACGTTCGCCCATGATGGCGATAATATCGCCCTTTAGACTGTCGTTCATAGCTTCCAATTCTTCAATCAATCGCTTATTTTCTCGGTACTCTGTGCATAGCTTTTCAAATTCTCTCATTGTTTGACCCTCCTATATATCTATAATCATATTGTTTAACCGTTCCCAGCGTTGCCGCTGTTGGTGCTTTTCCTGTGAATCTGTCAACCTCTACAACAGGGATATAAAAAGCGGTATAGCGTCCTGTTTCTCTGTTGTGTATGTTGTAATACTCGAAAGCGTTTAACGCTTCCTCGAATGTTGCCGGGGCTTTTCCGCTTATGTCTATTTCCGGGTGGTATGGGTAACCGGGGCGAAGGTTCACCGGGCAGAGAAGAACCCGGAGACCGTTTTTATATGCCGCTCTTGCGGCTTTCTTGCTGATTCTATCGAATGTATAACCGCCATCGGCAAAAGTATATTTGTTCATTTTTTAATACCTCCCATTTATTAACCATTCAAGCCGCTTGTTTACCGTTTCAAGCTCTGCGGCGATGGCTTTTAATTGTGTTTTGTCGCAATTTCTTAATCTGTCGTTATTCTCGTCAATAAGTGTCTTGTTATCCCTCGCATAATCTACAATGTAATCAACAATAGAACTTGCTTTCACGCTGTTATAATTGCTTATTTTTGCTGGTATGATTTTCATTTTGTCGTTACCTCCTTTATAAATTCATGTATGAGCTGTTGAATAGCTTCTTTTTGTGCTTCCCATGCGAGCGAATAATCACAGCGGATTTTTTCGGCTTGCGTTTCGTACTTCTTGCAAAGCTCATAACCCGGGCGAATATTTCCAAAAGGTGCGTAACCTGTAATAATTGCCACATCTCCAAAATCGTAAATATCAGCCGCCCAACCTTCGGAACGTGTTGTATATGCCGCTGGACTTTCGTAATTCAAAAGGTTTTGCAAATTGCAATATCCTACGCAAATTTTAGAAATGTAACCGCTGTTAATAGCTTTCTTTGTTGTTTTGTATTTCATGATAAATCCTCCTTTTATTTGTTCAATCTGTTTTGTGTTGGTTTGTTGCCCTTTTGTGATTATATAATAACACTATTAAGATTGTTTGTCAATACTATTTTGAAACTTTTATAATCTTTTTTGTGTTGCTTTATCGTCTCGCCTGTATTAGCTTACCAACTCGCACCACAGACCAGCCCGGAAGAGCGGCGGCGATTTCCTCCTTATATGCGGCGGTGGCTCTGTTTTCTTGCCAACTGTCGGCGGCTGTCTGTCTACCTGTGCCGCTCTTGTCTCCCTCGTATACTGTAATTAGAACGGTGTCGGCTTTCTGTCCGGCGAGCTGTACAACATCAAGCCGGGCGGCTCTGCTGTCAATCACATTCAATACATTAGAGATAATAGCCACGTCATAAGCCCCGGCGATAACTTCCCGGTTGTGCTCCTCGCTCCTGTTGTATGGGTCATATATTGAAACAGTAGCGTTATAGCTCCGGGCGGTGTCGGTTGCGGTGTTGAATCTGCCGCCGCCTATGTCAATAACCTTTTTTCCTGTCATGGTGTCTATGGCTCTTTTCATTCCATATATAGCCGGGGCTTTTCTGCTGTTTATGCTGGTCTGTTTACTGGTGTATGTCTGCATTGTGTTTCCTCCTCTAATCCGATTTGTGTTATTTCTTGTCTGTTTCTGATTATAGAGTAACACAAATAAGATTATATGTCAATACATTTCAGATAAAAAATAACACAAATCGGATTGCTTCCATATAATAGGAAGAAACACCCCCAGCACCCCGGAAACCGCCCACCAGCCGCCGCCCCGGGTGCATTATGCTTTATTACATTAAAGCGTGAAAGCTATCAGCTCAATTTCTGAAAATTTTCGCTCAAAAATCCGCATAAAAATACCGCCACTTCCGGGCATAATCCGGGAGAGCGGCGGCATAGTCGAAAGTCGAAAGTCGAAAGTCGAAAGTCGAAAGTCGAAAGTCGTTTACTGGTCTGAATCGTCTTTGCCATCAGAAAGTCGTTTCTGTTGGTCTGCGGCAATATAGCGTTCTCTGATAGAATCAGCGTCATAGTCGTTGTCGTTCTGCTGATTAGGTGTGAGAACGTACTCGGTCTTGTCTTGATACCCATAGTTGTTCTTTCCGAGGAAGATACCAGCAACAGGGTTGACCTTGCCGGAGTTCATGTAGGTTTCCCACAAATTTTCCATCAAATTGTATGCCTTTTTTATGGTGTCCACCACCCTCGGCGGCAAGTCGTATTGTCCATCGGGTCTTGCATTACCTGTTTTTATCTCCCATAACCTACGTCTATCCATATTCAGTGCCATAGCCATACCAGCTACCGTAGGTTTCATATCATTGGAAGCGTACAACATGAAAAATTCGTTGATTCTGTTCTGCACAGCCTCAACGTCCTCCATATCAACCTTCTCCATGTTAAACAGCACGAGATTAACCCTCATGAACTTCGCATTGTCACCCGGTTCAACCATCAGCCCATTGTCACCAATGACAGGAGAGTTCTTTCCCTTACGTTTCTTAACAGGTTTCGTTTCTTCCAGTTTTTCCTTTGCAATCTCGGCAGTCGCTTTCACCACCTCCGGGGAAGTCGTTTCGTCCGTATCGTCTGCCAGCAGTTTATCTAAATCCATCTCAAATTCCTCCTTATTCTTATTTTTCTTCATGCAGTAGCAAAAGTAGTTAAAAATCAGTTTTTGCGGTAAGTTTCTTATAGTAGGAAAATCTCTATATAAGGAAGTTACACGCAAAACCTTAAAAACAACTACTTTTACTACTTCATGCCTAAAAGTCGTAAAGACTGTTTCTCAACACTTTTCGTGTTGTTTTCCAAATGTCACTTTTTATTGCATTTCAATCCGATTGAGACTAATTGCCATATTTTACATCATCATAGCTTTTCGGCGGCTCTATGATACGTTTCACCTCAACCGATTTGAGCACCACAATTTTATAATCTTTGCCACACCCACGATGGAGAAAATCACACTGTGCATAGTATAAACTGTCGTATGTGAGCATTTGATTCATGCTCGTTCTCTGCCGCCGGGGAGAGTAGCGGTAGTCTGTACCATACACAAATTTTCCTGTCTTAATGTTCTGAATTGCGTACACGCTGTACCTCCTTATCAGAATCTTTTACAATCCTACCGCTCGCACATTTGACACATTTTATTCTCCACTTGATACCAGCACCATTGTGAGTACGCTCGAAGTGTCCGTAACCGGGTGGAACATATTTGCCACAGCAATAGCAGTAACCAGCGTAGTGATTCCTTGCCATGCTTAACACCTCCCGGTAATCACATACCACAGCCGCTTGAAAATATTCCTCGGTACATATCCTCGGCAGTGGTGGATTCCACCAGCTCGACACTGCTCAAGACTATCGGTGTAGCACTCGCCACATTCCCCGGTAGGAGAAGCGTAACAGGTCTTGCAGTCACATTTTCTATCGCACATCGTTATCACCTCCACGATATTCTTTCAATTCTTCCTCTGTCATAAAGTCCTCGGCTGTCGGTTCGGGTTCTAAAGGACAGGCATACCACTTGTCGATAGAAGGACAGGTGCAACCCATATCAGAATCATAGCAACCACAGCTCAAACATTCCTCCGGCATAATCAATACCTCTCTTGAGCTTCCTTGAGACTTGCCATGCTGTGACGCATTAAGTCGTGAAGGAAGTCTTCATTGGGGTTCGTCACCTTGTAGCAAGGGCGATTTCCGAAGAAAATAACATAGCTCCCAGTCAGTGTCTCATGGAATACAGTAGTGTATTCCTTCGTCATAGCAGAGCCGCCGATTGCCGGAGAGCCATCTGCCGCCACATCAAAACCGCCACAGGTGCTTCCCCATACTTGAGGGAACATCGTCACATTGAAGTCGTAGCGAGCGTACTTCGTGTTGTTTTCCTTCTTGTAGGTTTCCACAGCGGAGAGAAATTCCTCGTCCTGTGCAAGAAGCTGTTTCGCTTTATATTCCAGCAGTTCCAAATTAGGATAGCTTGTCATTTTTAACCACCTCCCGGAAGGTAAATGTAAAGGTGTGCTTTTCATCGTTCTGCTGTACCGTATTCTCGATAGTGAAAAGCTCCTTGCCATCAATGTAGTAAGTCTCCCGGTTGCCCTGTACCAGCAGTTTCACCGTGTCTCGTGTGAAAGCGTCCATGACTTTCTTCCGTGAATATCCATGTTTCTTGAAAAGCTCAAACAGGAGCTTATCTTTCTCCTGTGCGATTGCCTGTGATAATTCATTCATTATTATTTTTCCTCCTGTTCCAAAGCTGGTATGCAGTAGATTCAACATCTTCCTTCACTGCATACGGTATGGTTAAATTGGTTACTGTGCCGCCACGAGCGTGACAGCAGTTACAACGAACCGAAGCAACATAGGCTTTGCGACCCTTATACATAGTTCGTTTCTTTTCGAGTTTCAGTTTGGTGCTTCCGCAGAATGGACACGGTTTTAGTTCCTTTTCCATTATGAATCCTCCTTGATTGCGTCTCTCAAGTTGTAATACTTTTTTATAATGAGAAGCAATTTGATAGTGACCTGTGTATTTGACATACTGTCAACATCTTCATTGGCTCTAAATTCTGAAATATCATTGAAGATATGACGGATTTTGTCACACTGTTTCATTTTCATTTCAAAACCTCCTCAAGGTATTCTCGTAACTGCTCCTCGGTGGCTTCCCTCAAACCCATGAGGTGATACCTCTCCATGAAGTCGAGGAGCTTATCTTTCTTCGATATAATATCAATCAGCTCTGACATTACAGTACCTCCTTGAGCTTTAAGCCCCAATAAATCATGAATCCGCTGGAAGTGGACTTTCTTTCAAACCACTCCGGGTGACGCTCCATTTCGGAGTTGAACTTACGAGCCGACAGCACATAAGCACCTTCGGATTTCGCCCACATCTTGAAATTCTGATACAGGTCTTTTGCCTTGATAGTGGCGGTAGCGTCAGTTACACATCTGTTCTCAAGAAATTGCAGTACAATATCGTTCTCACGCTCGTACTTATTCACAACCTCTTTGAGAGTGCCGCTCATTTCGAGACCATGCTCTTTGTACTTAATGTACCCACGAACCAGCCACATGAAAATTCCGCTCATGCTGGACTGCTCGCACAGCTCGTCTTTAAGGTGGGTGTCCTGTTCCTGTGGTGTGAAATGCCTGTTGAACTCAACCACCTTGATACGCTGTGAAGCGAACAGGGATTTATCCGTTACCAGCGGCAAGTCGTTACAGGAAAGCCAAAGGGTAAACTGTGGGTGGAAGGTGATTGCCGACTGGTACAATGCTCGTGCCGAAATGTCCTCGCCACCTGTGAGCTGTTTGATTTTCTCCTCGTCCAGCTTTCCATACTCGTTACTCTCGGACATTGTGACAAATCGTTTGCCCTTCAATCCGGCGAGAGTAGGGGAAGCGGCTTCTGCGTCTTTCTGCCTGTCACCACGACAAATCATGCCAACCTGGGCAACCTTCGCATAGTCACCGAGCATAGTCTCAATGGTGTTGAGCAAGGTCGATTTACCATTTCGAGTAGTCTTGCCATGGAGAATGAACATACACTCCTCATTACTCATGCCGAGCATGGAGTACCCGAGTGACCTCTGTAAGAAGTCTGCCTTGTCCTTATCACCCATCGTGACTTCATCAATGAATTTCTCCCATCGCTCGCACTTCACATCACGAGAGACAGTGTGACGAAAAGCTGTCTGCATTGTGAGATAGTCCTCCCAGTTATGCTCCCGGAATGAGAAATCTCGAAGGTCGTATGTACCATTGAGACAGTTAATGAGGTAGGGGTTGTTGTCGAACTCTGACGCATTGATACGGAGTTCCCCGGTAGCGTCCTTGAGGATTCTGTCTCTCATGCGTCTGTCACCCATCTTATTGACAAAGGAGGTATAGTCCTTCCTTAAATCATCATCGAGGATTTCGCCGCAGTAGAGAATCATCAACCTTACGAAGTCCTTGACCTTCTCTGCCACGAGAATAGCCCCTTCGTCCTTCCTCCATGCACCTTCAAAGTATGTGAACCAGCTCTTATGCTCCGGGCAGTATCGGGCTTCGTGAGAGTAGAGCAGACCAAAGAGGTTCGCCATACCCATTTCAGACCACTCAAACCCGGAGCTGGTCTCGTCTGATTTTTCCGGGTGATATGATTTAATGAGGTACATCTTGTCAGATAAATCCTCGTCCATAATCACTCGCCCATGTCTTGTTTCAAAAAGTTCTCTGTCGAATATCATTGGTCTCGACCTCCTATGCTGTCAGTTTATTGAGAAGCTGTTCATACAAAGATTTGTAGAGGTCTCGCTCAACTGATAATCTCAAGCTGTCACTGTCCACGTTGTTGCCGGAGAGCTGGTTCTTCAACTCATATTCCAACTGCGTGATATGTGCGTCTCGCTCATGTATTCCCTGTCGCATTTCCTCAATTTCCTTCTCCGATACATTCAGAGGGGAGGGAGTAGCACCTGTTTGAAGGTCGAGAGAGCAAGCGAGAGCAATATCAACCTGTCTCATTTCTTCATCGCTTGCGGTACGAACATAGTCTCCGAGACGTTCCTTCGACACTGTGTAAATCTGCTCGCACAGAGCGGTTGACTTCTGTTTGCACAACACATCAACGTGTGTAGGGAGCGGCTTCTTTTCCTGTGTGGTGAGATATACCACCGAAACGACAGGAGCGTTTTTGTTGCCAATATCGTTAGAGACTACGATTGCTGGTCTGCCGGAGGTCTGCTCCGAACCAGTGTTGTAGCCTGTATTTTGAATGTAAAATATGTCTCCTCTGTAGATGTTCATTTCGTAATACCTCCTAATTTATATTCATGGATAATTTTTGTTCCTCTACCTTTACATTTCGTATAAGGCTTTACATATACTTCCTTGCCGGATTTGTAATGCCGCACATGACCTCGCACATCAAATTCATGCTGTGGGGAAGTTCCTTTACCAGTAAAAACGGTAGGTTCGTACTCCTTTGAGGTCAGTGCTTTAAGTTTGCTGTAAATGATTTCGTCTGAATCAGACTTACTATTCAAATTCAACCTATGTTTCCCGGAACTCTGCTGGAAGATTCTCTCTGAATTGATAATAGCGAAAGCCACCATCATGTTTGTAGTGACTGTCATAAGAGCTACTTCTTTGAGCCAATCCTCTTTACCTCGCTGAATAGCTTTCACCTTGAAGGAAGTTCCCCAATCCATAGAAACAGGGTCATAGTCCTTCATCGTGGCACTTACGATACCAACACACTTGCTTCGGTAGAACACTACCAGCTTGAATATGTGATGAAATCCATCACGAGTAACAGTGGTATCTACTTCGTAAATCTCTCCTGGATTGATATTCTCAAAGACATAATGAATCTTATGCAATGGGAATTTATCTTGAGTGGCAATATTGAAGGTAGCGGCAATGTAACCGTCCTTCTTTGTCAGAAGCGAGAGCCTGTCAAATTCTTCTCGGTTGATATGAATAATATTTTCAATCATTACAGCACCTCCTATTTCTTAGTTGCCATCACTGCGATAGCACATCGCTGTTTATCTTCCAGCCACCATGCACACAATGTATTTACACAAATGACAGGCTGTGTGCCGATAGATACCTGTCCGTTTTCTCCTACAACTGTATTCGTTGTGAGGAGAGGGCAAATAGGGTCATTCTTTCCCATGACCTGTACCTCCTTCGTTTTGATTAACTCGCCCCACAAGGGGGCGAGAGTTTAAGATAAGAGAAAAGCCGGGCGAACACCATCAGAGTTAGACGCACTGTTGTAGTTCGCATAACCGCTGTTGTTGACATTAGCGAAATTGGAAGCGGTGTCCTCAACTCGATTCTGCAACCAGTACCATTCCCATGTACCAGTCTTAGAGCCTTGAAATGCAATACGGTTTCTGCGATTCTTCATACTTTTGAACTGCTCCACGGTATCGGATTCGTCCTTGCCATAAGGATTCTCACCGAAGATTTCTCTTTCGGTAGGAATACGAAGAAGGCCAAAACTATCGGTATTGCCGATTCTCATACCAACCATGCGGCTTCTGATTTCGTCCGGGAAACGGTCAAGAATTTCACCATTGAGAGCGTGTCTCAAATCGGAATTGAAGTAGTTGATTTCCATACTTCCCATGCCGCCCGGATTCTTGAACATCTGATATTCGTCTTTCAGACAATCCACAGTGATGAACAGCATACCTTCATCGGTTTTCTTTACTGCCTTTGCCTGTACCTTTTCACCATCTTTCAGCTTGAAGCTGATAACATCGCCCAGCTCAAAAGATTCAACATCGGTCTTAATTGTTCTCTTTACTTCCATGATTTCTCTCCAATCTGCCGCAGTAACATACGGCTTTACAATTTTTCTTTGTTGCGTATTTACAGGTTTCGTTTTCGGGGCAAGAGCGGCATTTACACCGCTTCTTACACCCGGCACATTTCGATTGGCTCATATTTCACCTTCAATCTCATTTGTGTTATTTGTTATCTCCTTGTGAATATAGGATAACACGATAGAGATAATATGTCAACACTTTTAGTGAAATAATTTATCCTTTTTGTGTTGATTTCTAATCGAAAGACTTTGAGAGCTGTAACAGCTCCTCACGAAGCACCTTGATTCTCCTCTGAATGGCTTCCTTTGTCTCGTAATTTGAAATATCACCGTACCCGGCGATAGGTGGGTATTCTTTTTCTGTCTCCACCCTGTCGTAAGTAGTAGCAGTATCGTGAAGCTCCTCACCGAGAAGGTGAATCAGTTCAATTCGGTTTTTCCTATTCATAGGTCAAACTCCTTCCTTATGTTCTCCATGAGGTACTTGCAATCTATCTTCGTAAGAATGTTGAACCATTCCGACTGAAAGAACCTCTCACATTCGGCAATAACCGATTTGCTGTCACGACCATTCACCTTGCACCCGGAGAGGGCACTGCGGTAGTCCTTGACTGCCTGTATGATTATTGCATTGGTTAGGTTTTCCAGCCCTCGTTGATTCATCGCTTATACCTCGTAACGCTGTTGCAGATAGTACGCAACTCGTTCTTATCGAGAGGAGGGTCACACGCTACGGTGTTGGCATAAATTATCTCCTCGTATATTTGCTGTTTACTGTACCCTTGATTGTGTAGCATACCAGCAAGGGAAGTAAGACAGATGTTTCGGCTTCCGTCCGGGATTCTCGGATAGACTGGACGGAGTTTTATTCTATTGTTCTCGGGCATTTCCCATATTGGAGAATATATGCGGCTACCGACTGTATCGGTCTGCTTTTTCTCCTTCACCTCCGGGAAGTATTTTTGTATTACATAATCAATAGCGAACTGATTCTCCTCCACATCGGAATAAAGAAGGGTATTGCCTGTCATAATAAAGTACCGGGAAGACCTGTAAATCTCCACACCAGCGAGGTTGTTCTTTCCCTTGAAGGGAAGTTCCCCACGAAGGAGGATATGAAAACCTCTGCCGCTTTTTGACTTCTCTGTGTAGCTGTGGCACTTACCTATAATGTCTGCCGCCAGCACACTTAGAAATCCGTCTTCGTCATAACCGCAGTCAATGTCAATCCCGACCAATCCGTTGTCAGCGAATACAAATCCGCAGTAGTCATAGAATCCCTCCGATACCGCAGAGAGAGCAGTATCGAAGGTAGACCATGTGTTAGGGTTGGTTGATGAAGCGGCTTCGTTCTCAAACGCTTTCATCGGTACTTTGCTTTCATCACGAGTGCATACCCATTGTGGAAGGGAAGTAATCTCCTCCGGGATATTCTCGTAATGTGTCAAATCAAACCTCTCCTTTTCGCAACCTTGCGTTCCAAATCGTTAATGAGTTTCCATAATGTGTCCTGTTTCATGCTTCGAGATTTTGCGAGCTGGTAGACGTTATCAGCGATGGTGTCACCCTCACTGTAAATAATCATCAGCATAGCTCTGTCGTAGTCATTGAAGGTCTTGAGGGCACTCTCGCAAGCGTTCCAGTTCTTCTTGTCAGCTTCGCTGTGGAAGATGGGGCGAGGGTGTCTTGCATAAAATCTCAAACAGTGATTTACATACTCTGAATAGAAAGCTCTCATTATCGTTTACCCTTGCCTTTCCCTGTGATGTTGGTTGCCGCCGGAGCAGTAGGAGCAGTGTTCATTTCCTCACCCTCGAAGTACCACTTGTTGTCAATACAAATCGGATAACCCTCTTTGTCGGATTCTACGACTTTGCCAGTGTCGATAATATGCTGTGCCGCCGATACAGAGAGCTTGTTCTTGACAAAATCTTTGCCGGAGCGAAGCAGACTGTTTACACGACCTTTTTCATTCTTCAATTTATACATAGTGAACCTCCTTAATTTTCAGCTTCCTCTTGAAAGCAACTACAAGTTGTATCATCGCAAGGGAGTTTGACGATGATTCTGTACTCATTGTCTTCTTCCCTCACTGTAATATCATCGCTCGTAACCTCATATTGAACAGAACCGTCCGACAGGTACACTGTGACAACACCTTTTGTGATAGGTTCTTTCGGTTCAATTACAAGCGGTTGTGCTTCTTTCTGCGGCTTTGCTTCGACTGTATCAGCCGAAGAACACGATACCGTCAATACCACAACCAGTATGACAGTAAGTAGAGCCGCTACCTTCTTCAAGGTTATACCCCCACGATTCGTGCCGCTATCATGTCAGCGGTATGAGTGTAGAGTACGTTCGGATAATTGGTGCAAGCTCTACCATAGCTGTTCCAATTCTCCTTAGTGTCAAATGCTCCCATGTGCCAGCGAATACAGTACAGCTCCTCGTCAGTGAGGTTTCCCAGCATGGTAAGAGCGATAATAACGGACTTTTCGCCATGACCGGGAAGAAGTGTGGCATTGTTGTACTGCCATTCCTCATTGTCATTCTTGACGTAATTATCCATTTTGCAAAGGTCGTGGAACATTCCCACGATGTAAGGGCTTCGCTCATTTTCCCACTTGAGACCCAGCTTCTCTGTCAAATTAACGAGAGCTTTTGCGACCTCATAGGAGTGGTCGAACAATGCACCTTCGTACTGTCCATGGTGATTGATAGAAGCTGGTGCGATGAAGAATCCTCGCTGTTTCAGTTCCCACACCACATCGGAAGTGATGTACTCACCCATGAACTCAATCAGAGTGTCGATTCGTTTCTGTTCTTCGGCATTTGAGCCTATGTTCATTGACATTTTCTTTCCTCCTAAAATTGCTCGTATTCCCAGCTTTATTCCGAGCCACCGCAAATGCCACATTCACTTATATGGTACTTTTCTTCGTCTGCCACGGTGCTTTATGAAATTTAGCCTAACAGTGCGTCAAGGTCGAGACCCTTTTTGGATTCTGCCGCCGGAGCTGGTGTCTGTGCCGCCTGTGCCTGTGGTTTCTGCTGTGGAGCAGTGCCACCTTCGCCGCCAGTCATGCTCAAAGCACGAGCGACAGGTTCGGTGTCGAAACCATCTGCCGGAGACTTGTCACCGAGATTTGCAAAGGTAACATTCTTCGTAGGGTCTTTACGAGAAGGAAGCTGTGTGTGAACTACCTCCGCTCTGATATAGTGGTCGATAAGCTCCTCCGGGTCTACGTCCTCAAGACTGAAATCGTTCATCGCTGTTTTAGCGAAGTATGAGAAAGCATTGAGAGCCTTTTCGTTGATTTCATCGTTTTGGTCTTTGATACTGAAACGCTCCGTGTGAGTTGCCCCCTGTGCGTTTACGAGTTTGACAATGATTTTGCCGAACTCCTCGTCATAGCTTGCGTCATAAATGCGGAAAACGTAGACCCCCTCCGGGATAACCATAAATCCGCTTGTCATAGGTATTCTTGCCATTGTAATAATCCTCCCTTAAAATAATGTTCGTTTAGTTGCGTTGCTCATAACAATCTGAACCAGCGTCCATGCCTGTTCCTCTGTGAAACCAGCTTTGATATAAGACTGGTAAATATCGTGAGTTGCCTGTGCCGCTTTCTCTCTGTCGAGACGGTCAGATTCTTCCTGTGCATTTGCTTTGATACGCTCGACCTCTGCGTGTGCCAGTTCGATGTTGCGAATGTTGTTGTTATCAACATTACTCATAAGTGAATCAATTTGTGCTTTCATTTCAGCTTCGATTTCTTTTCTCATGCCTGTGTCCTCCTTAATCTTCATATTCTGTAGGAAAAATAATACCAACAGTTACCGGGTCTTCGAGGGCACTCACATACTCTTTGATAACCAGTGCTTTTCCCTCGGAGCTTTCAGTTTCAGCGTCCACCTTCACATACATTTCGATAACGTCCTTACGCTCAAGGAGAGTGTAATCCGGGTTGCTGATTGCAACTTTGTTCTGTGCGTTTTCAGTGGCGAAAACTCTGATACAGTCCTTAATAGCACCGTCAGCTTCCGGCATGATTGCCTTATGAAGCACACAAGGGTCTGTGAAGCTGTCGTAATTGATGATTTTCTCAACTGCTTCCGGCATAGGGAGAATATCTCTTGCTGTGATACTCTTGATTTTGTCGGGAATCTTCACATACACCATGCCCGAAGCGAGCCAGCGTTCTTCATTCTTGCGGACATAAACAATGCCATCAGAGCCGATAGATTTTACGAATTTCTGAAATTTCATATTATTTGACCTCCTTCACAGTCATGCGGTAAGACGTTTCTTCACTTGTAGTGGTGTATTTCTCATACAGACCGTCAGTCTTGAGAGCGTCCTCATTTACTTTGGTTACTTCCTTTGTGGTGCGAGCGAGAGACCATGTGTACTTAGCTCCCTTAATGTCAACCTTCTTGTCTCCATCACGGAACTGTTTCATAGCGTGTTCCTTGAGAAGCTCGTTGACCTTCTTCAAACGCTTTTCCTTATCAGCCACGGAAGCTGATACAGCGTCAACCTCTGCTTTCAGACCTTCGGCTTCCTTAATGAGAGCTTCAATGTCTGTCTCCGGGGCGAGAGTGTTTGTACGGAGAGCCGCCAAAATCTCTGCGTCCTTCTTTTCATCGTAGACAGGGGAGATACCTGTATCTACATAATCAGCCCACCACTGTTCAACCTGTGCCACCAGCTCTGCAAAGTTCGGGTATCTCTCGGAAACCTTGAACTCAACTGTAATGGTGTTTTTTGCACTCGGTTTGTACTTGGAAGGGTCTTCATAGTCCTTTTCCTCAAGGAAGGAAGCGACCATGATAACATCGTCCACACCCAACAGGTATGCGTAGAGAGCCGCCTGTAAAGCGTAATACTCGGGAACATCTGCTTCCCAGTCTTCGGCACGTTTGGTGGTCTTCATTTCGAGAACTGCTTCGGTGTTACCGTCTTCGTCCTTCATCAGATAATCCCACATACCGCCGAGGTGTTTACTCTCCTTGAAGAAGTCACCGTAGGTCTTGTTGAAGTAATCCTTGCCCCAAATGTCAGAAGGGGAAGTAATATCCATACCGTAGGACTTCTGCATATATGCCGCCTGTAAAGGCTCGATAGTCTTACCAGCGATGGTGTAGATTGTGTCCTCAAATGGCTTCTCGTAGGTCTTGGTGATGGCACACCACATTTCAAATGAGGTAGACCATGGATTCAGACCGAGGATAGTAGCGAAGCGAGTACCAGTGATTTTCTTGGTACGTTTCGGAGGGTCGATTTTTAACTGCTTAGATTCTAACCATTCCATTATTCAGCCGCTCCTTCCTCATAGATAATCTCAAGACCGTAGGCAACTGCCGCTTCGTGTTCCAGCTTACAACCTCGGGTCTTTTCCCAACCTTTGCAGAAGTAAGCCGCATGACACAAGCTCATGTTCTCCAAAGATTTTGCCAAAAAGCAGAGAGGAATCTGTACTACACCACGAGCTACCATCTGCTCGTTGCTATACCATTCGTCCGTGAAAAGGGTATTTACGATTTCATATCCCTTTTCCTCAAGAACCTTAATGGCTTTCTCTCGGGTTGCTATAATTTCTTCATCGGTTTTACCAGCCATAGGCTGTGATAACATAGCTTTCTTTTTCATTATTCAGCTCCTCCTTCCAGCATAGCTGTGATTTTCTGAATGATAGCTTCACAATCGCTCTTAGAAATCTTCGTGAATCCTTCGGTCTCGACTGCGATTTTTGCAATCATTTCTTCCTTAGAAGGGTCAGCGTCTTTGAGCTTCTTGAGGACATTTTTTAGACCTTTAATCTGCAAAGCAGAAGCGTTTTCACTCGGTTTAGTGAGTTCCTGTTTTACTTCCTGTCTCTGCTGTGGAGTTGCCGGAGCTTTCTTCTCTGCCTGTGGAGCTGGTGTAGCCGCCGGAGCAGAACCGCTCGAAGGTTTACCGATATTTGCGTCAATGCTGTCGCTTTCGCAAATGTCCAGTGCCATCATATACAGGTAACGTCTCATATAAGTGATGGAAGAACCGAGAGCTTGCATTTCGTTGGTTGCCTTTGCACCTGTGGAGCTGATAATAGGCTCAATCTGATTGAACGGAGCTACGAAAGAAATCATTTCCTCCGGGTTGTCAGTATTGATGATGTTCATTGTGGCAGTGTCGGTAGTGAAGTTCACGATACCGATAAGCCCCATTTCAGTGAAGATTCGAGTTGCAGTAGGTACAATATCGTCCAGCTCGAAATACTTGAAAGACAGGTGCATATTCTTACCTGTTTTCTGCACATCGGAGTTGAGGAACTGTGCCCTCGCCATAATGAGTTTCTGATAAACATTGTTGGGTGTTGCGGTTTTACTTGCTGTTGCCATTTCTTTTTTCCTCCTCGTGGATTTTTTTCTCTCCGGCTTAATGCCTTTGAAATCGTTTATTCGCTTCTTTGCCATTTCGATGTAGAAGGTTCTGTCCACATCGGAAATGCTTAATTGGTTGTCGTTGTCGATGATACAGTGTTCCGGGAGCATTTCGATTTTAGCTGTGGAATCGTCCTCGGCTTTTACCTTGAACAGCTTTCCGTACCGCTCGTCTGCGGTAGCATAAACTCGATTCACCTTCTGTACTGACTGTTTTTCATCACCCACAACATGATAGGCTTCCCGGTATTTTGCCCCGGCTTTCGCCACTATCTGAAATTGAAAAATATCATCGCAACCGTTGATTGTGTCCTCAACAGGAGTTCCGTTGACAAAATACTCTTTCAGAGCAGTAGCAACGATACAGCATGAATTGTTGATGTTGAAAGCTCCGACAGTGGAAACACCCTTCACGAGATAACCGCCTTTTGCCTTTACTTTCCCATCGGGCTGTACCTCAACGTAATTGTTCACGTCCTTCTGTGCGATTCTTACTACGGAATCCTCCTCAAGCTCAAAGCCTGTCCGGGCTTGCCATTCATCACATATCTCGTCCAGCAGTTTAAGGTCTGTGGTGTCACACTCGACCATGATACCGTCTGTGTTGAGCTGTACGATTTTCAGACCCGGTATATCTTTGTAAAGGTGCTGTGCCAGCTCCATGAGGAACAACTGTCCAGTGATACACACTGACCGCCCCATGAGAGGGTCGTAGAGGTCGTTATACTGATTCAGCAACGCACCGTAGGTCGTATTCACAACCAGCTTGAGAGCATTTGCTGTGGCTTTATCGCCGCTTGCTTTGGCTTTCATTCGAGTGTCAAGGACGTTCTCGAAGGTCTGTGCTGACGGAATGTTCCTTGAGGTGTAACCGCAGAGTGTCATAAGATGGGGATAGTAGCTTGCCACGTCCTTATTCTTGATAACTCTGTTGTCGTGTTCCTCGAAGAAATAGTTCGGTATGGCGGCATGAATACCACCGTAACCAACAACTCCCGGACATTCGCCAATCTTAAATTCCAGCTTTCCACTGAATACTTCCTTGTCAGAAAGCGATTCGTCATACATCAAATCGAAGAAATCGAATACTTCCTGTGGTATGTACTCTCGTTTGAGCTTTTCCGGGTATGTGTATCTTCGTTCATCATCGTGGGGCTTCTTGGAAGCATTAAGCATAGCCGCTGTCAGCTTTGCGTTTGTCATTCCCATAGCCTTTGCGTCAGCCACACCAGCCAATCGCCCGATTTGAACTTTGTTCTTGAGATAATCCTTACGAATATCTATGAGCTGTTCTGTCGTATCTACATCGTGCTTACAGTAGAAGATAGTCTCCTCAAGCTCCTCCTGTGTCAGAGGGCGGTCTAAATCGAATGTTACGGTACTTTCTTTAACCGACACACCCAAATGTCCTTCAATCGCCTTTAGAGAAAGCCCCATCTGCATATCATCTTTAATGTCCACGTTGTTGAAATTCAGATATACTCCGTCCAACATAGGACACTGCCAGCCTTGACCGCCGCCGATAATGAAATCGTTGACCTGTTTTACTTCCTCCGGGGAGTAGCCATAGGCAACAGCTTTCATAATGTATTGGTCGTAATGCTTTGAGTTGAATCCCACATAGATACAATCATCGTCCAGCACCATCTTGATTGCTTCGCTGTCATTGTGAATGACCGTATATTGACCTGTCTCTTTGTCCTTGAACACGACCAGCCAATCGTGAGAGAAAACCTCAAAGTCATAGGTTATGATTCTCAAATTCTAACCTCCTTCTACGAAGTAACAGCCATTCTTGCGATAGGTCGTACATCGTTTCTTGTAGGTTTTTACGAGATAGGCTATATCGTCCACGAAGTCATAAGCCACCGGGTCAGCCTTACCTTCGTAGGTTCGAGCTATTCTGCCGATACTCTGCGTTATTACTGCATAATCCTTCTGTGGAGTAGTGAGGTACAGACGCTCCAAACACGGAACATCGAGACCTTCTTTTGCGAGGGAGTAGGTAGCAAAGAGGTATTTTTTCTTGCCGCTCCTCATATCCTCAAGAGCCTGTTCTCGTTCTGCCTTACCTTTTTTTGTTGTCATTTTGCCGCTTACCATAACAGCGTCTTTTCGCATATCAGCCGGGAGGAGGTACATCATTTCCTCAAGGTGATTCAGCCTGTCCGATAAAATAAGGGAAGGTCGTTTTTCTATGGAATCGACTATCAGTTTGTTTCTTGCGGCATTTTCCGTGAGATAGGTAATCAGCTTTGCGTAATTGATTGTGCCATCGGTGTTGAGGGCTTCTCTGCTTATCTGTAAGCCTGTACCGACCAGCTTCACACCTACCTTCATAATCTTGTCACCGACTGCTTCATCGGGCACTGTGTAGACGATATGACCCAACAGAGCGTATGTAGCGGTAATCATGCCATCTGACCTGTGTACCGTTGCCGAGAGACCTATCTTATGCCTTGCCGCCAGCGAGTTAAGTACCTTGCTGAACTGCGTCATAGCTGTGGGTGTTCCGGCTACCCTGTGGCACTCGTCCACGATGATACAATCCCAGTAATCCCGGTATCGTGCTAAATCCATCTTGCACATGGTCTGAATCGTTGCGAAGGTGATACCCTTGCCGACATTGACCTTACCTTCCGTGATTGTACCCATGAGCTTGCTACTCATGTATTGCTCTGCCCGGGCTTTACTCTGCCGGAGCAAATCAGCAGTATGGGTCAGCCATAAGGCACGAACACCAAACTTTTTCACGAGTGCGATACCCATTTGAGTTTTTCCGCTCCCGGCGGCACTTCGTAAAATGCCATATTTGCAAATCGAAACCATTTCGACTGCTTCCTCTTGGTAGTCATAGAGGGGTATTTCTTTATCTCCGAAATCAACCTTCACCGGGTCAGCAAATGCACTCTGAAATACTGCTTCGTTTCGTACATTCTCCGGGAGACTGCGAAGCGTTCCAAACGGAAGCACCAAACTGTCTCCTTGTTGCTCATACAGGCTCAAGGTCTTAGGTGTATCACCCAGCCAAAAGTGCATACGAGCCTTTTTCGCATATTCCGGGTTCGGTATCGTGAGTTCTTTCTTACACCACTGAATCACCTCAAGGGAGGGATTTTCGACTGTCACAGTGTTTGAAACCGTCACTTGCATTTCTTAATCCATTTCTCAAGCGGAGTTCCATATTCGTGTATATCCTCGAACGTCAAGGAAGACTTCTCGTGAGAGAGTGCCTTGATTGAGAAGTGAGGAATCATCACAATTTCTTCTCCGATTTTTAGAGCGAACCAACCCTCACCGTTGCCGCTCGCTTTCCACAAGCTCATTGACAGGTCTTGATTTTCCTCGACCCGGCTCAATGGAAATCCTTTGGAACTGCATACCTTACAGTCGATTAGATACGCTTTTCCGTTCTTTGCGGCGATAACATCTGCTGGTTGTCCGGCGGCATTTTGAGCCATGTTGTGAACCCAAAACCCACGAACATAGAGCAGTTCGCAAAATTCTGTCTCGAAGGTGTTACCCAGTTTCTTATTCGTAACCATGGACTTTCAATACCTCCTCGACCTCTGCCTGTACGTCTTTATCATCAATGTACTTAGCCAAATCTCTGATACAATCTGATAATTCTTCGATTTGATTGTTGTAATGAGCGGCACTGTCAATGCCCATGTGAGCTTCGATTAAATCCAAAAAATCTCTTGTTCTAATGATTGTTTCTGTTGAACCATCGCTCATTTCAATTACTTTTGGCATTGTCCTTCACCTCCTCGTAATACTCCCAAAGCCCCAGCACACTTACCGTGTAATCTGTGCTATCAATACCGTTCTTCCATGCTTTGTTAGCACCATAGTCACCCATGTTGTAAGCCATCAGAGCTTTTGCATAATCGTTGTCATACTCTTTAAGGAAAGAGCCGATAATCTTTACCCCACAGAAGACATTTTGATAAGGGTTTGTCATATCTGCACATCTGTATTCCTCTGCGAGCTGGTCGTGATTGATTTTGTTAATCTGCATGAGACCATAATCGTCAGTGCCGCTGACCGCTTCCGGGTCAAACTTGCTTTCGTGGTCTATCATCGCCATAACCAGTGTTACAGGTACTTCTTCATCAGCACACACCTCATAGATATAATTTTGTAAGCTATGAGACAGCGGCACATCAAAGTAAGTAACCTCTGCTACTTCCGGGAGCTTGTCTGCTTCGTAGGAAGGAACTGACATGGTTTCCGTTACGGTCACTGTTTCAACCTTCTTCGGGGCAGTAGCTCGACCAATGAAACCACCTATCAATCCACCGAACAGCACCAGCAGTATGAGAACTGCGTAAGCCTGTGCCTTTACGATTTTGTACTTGCTGATTTTTCTTTTTGTTGTTCCTCTACATTCAGTAGCCATCTTTGAAATCCTTTCTCATTCTCGGGGTTAGCGTAAAAGTTCTGTATGATACTCACCAGCGGTCTTGCGAGGTCGTTTACTTGAGCGTCAGACAGATTCATGTTCTTCTCTTTCCTTTAGAATGTTTTCACATTCCTCAAGAATCTTCTTTGCCTTTGGATAGGTGTAAACCCCTCGAAGAATACTCGACATCATCGGTGGTTGAACTGTGTAACCTCGCTTTTGCAGTTCAAGAATCATTTCAACCTGTGTGATTCCGAGAGCGTCCATTCTGTCTTTAACCTGTGCCATTTTTTCTCCTCCTTCCGTTCTAAATTTCAGAGCCATATTGACTAAAAGCGGAATTTGTGTTATTATTCTTATTACCACAACAAGTTTAATAACAGCCGCTTTTCTCCTCGGAAAATTGAAATATCGAGGGGCTGATTTCTTATTGTCAAATCTGAATTTCAGATTCGATATTGTTATTATAATTCTGATTCTTAGAATTGTCAATACCCAAACTCTGAAATTTAGAATTATTTTTAGGGAGGGTGATTATATGCTATTCGGAGAGAATTTGAACCGCATTTGTAAAGCTAAGGGTACAACCCCAACAGCAGTATGTAAGGAACTCGGTTTAAGCACATCTAAGGTGAGTGCATGGAACAGCGGCTCTATTCCGAAGGAAGAAGTCATGCTCATGCTCGCAAAGAAGCTGGAATGTTCCGTTATGGATTTCTTCGCAGACGAAGAAGACCTCGCCACCGTAGTTCCGGCAGACGAGGACGAAGTAGATATTCTGCGAGTGTTCCGTACATTATCAAGAAAAGGTAAGCACGAATTTATGGCGATGGTCTATGAATACGAACACCGGGAGGAATTAGAAGGGGATAAAGACACAACTGCGGCAGTGTGACAAAGTAATACCATTAGGATTAGTGCGTAGGAAAAGAGTATTGGAGGTGATTCTACGAAAGCGGTAATCTATGCTCGATACTCAAGCCATAACCAGCGTGAGGAATCCATTGAGGGTCAGCTCCGAGAATGTAAAGAGTTCGCTTTGAAGAATGGGTTCACCATCATTGACGAATACATTGACCGGGCAATCTCCGGGAAGACTGATAACAGACCCAGCTTTCAGAAGCTCATAAAGGACAGTGAGCGAGGTCAGTTTGACGCTGTGATTATGTATACCCTTGACCGTTTCGCTCGAAACAGGTACGATTCTGCGGTCTACAAGGCAAAGCTAAAGAAGAACGGAGTTAAGGTCTTCTATGCGAAACAGGAAATATCAGATAGCCCCGAGGGAATAATCCTTGAATCCGTATTAGAGGGTATGGCAGAATACTATTCAGAGAATCTTGCCCGGAGTATCAAGAGAGGTCTCAAGGAAAATGCTCTACATGGAATTGCCATGGGTAGCCCATGTTTGGGATATAAGATAGGAAAAGACAAAACGTATGAGATTGACCCGGTAAGTTCAAAGGCTGTCATTGATATATTTACGATGTATGCCGAGGGCAATTCTGCCACACAGATTGTGAGTTATCTGAATGAGCAAGGGTATAAGACCTCACGAGGAAATGCTTTTAATAAGAACAGCTTGAGTAGAATATTGAGAAATGACAAATACATCGGCACATACCGATACGATGATGTTGTAATAGAGAACTGTGTGCCGCCCATCATTGATAAGAAACTCTTTGACCGGGTACAGGCGATGTTCAAACACAACTATGCGGCTCGTGCAAGGACGAAAGCCATTGAAGACTACCTACTTACCACTAAACTGTTTTGCGGTCATTGTGGGGCGGCTATGGTGGGCGAGAGCGGTACTTCAAAGACAGGTAAGGTTCACCACTATTACAAATGCAACGACAGGAAGCGAAAGCACACCTGTAATAAGGCAAATGAAAAGAAAGACTGGATAGAACAGGTCGTAGTTCGATACACCGTTGAGACTGTTCTCACTGACGAAAATATCGAACTCATAGCGACAAAGGCTATGGAGCTGATTCAGAAGGATATGGAAGATACCTCGCTGTTGGTTGGCTTACAGGAGGTATTGAAGGGCATTGATAGGAAAATCAAAAACCTCATGACAGCTATCGAGGAAGGTATCATAACACCGACCACGAAGGAGCGACTTGAGGAGCTTGAGAAAGATAAACGTGAGACCGAAGGTAAAATTGCCAAAGAGGAATTAAAAAAGCCGCTCCTGTCGAAAGAGCGGATAATGTATTGGCTCACTTCGTTCAAGAGCGGCGATATTCGAGACATTGAGTATCAGAGACGAGTTATCGACACATTGGTTAATTCAGTTTTCCTATATGATACTGACGATGGAGGTCGAAAAATTGTTCTCACCTTCAATGTTTCCGGGAGTAATACCCTCACTATCAAGAGTTCGGATATTGAGGGCACAGCTCCACTTAATCGTGCAAATCCGAACACTTTATTTTTCGTGAAACACTGCTTCGGATTTGTACTCACATTAGAGGACGTTGATTAGTCAGCGTCCTTTTTTGGTGCGTTATAAGTCAATGCCTGTGCGGAATCACTTACACCAGCGGTAGTAGGGTCAGTCACGACACCCAGCACAGCCAGCACACCGAACAAAGCATTTACCACAGCGAGCAACTGATTTCCCAGCTCACCCAAATCGAGTGTAAAGCCGAAGACTGCGGCAACAACCTGTACCAACAGCAGAACTGCCGGAATCAGAGCCACCCAAAACATCTTGTTTTTGATTCGTACTTTCCAGTTAATCATAGTCTCATTCCTCCTTAGACTTTCTTTGTGTAGTCAAGCGAAATCCAGCCAGCACCCGATTTCAGCTTGCCCCATTTGTTTGCACCAGTGCCGCTTGCTTCTGCGACAATGGTATATACTCCACGGTCTGTGATAGAACCGTTAGTACCATAGTTCGTGCCAGCACCCTTGCGGATATTCAGCACATCGGTAGTAACTCTCACCTTATAGGAACTGAAAGAAGGAGTTGCCGCCGCTTTCCCTGTATAAACTGCCTTGCCGGATTCATCGAATACGGTGTAGCCCGGATTCTTGTCAACCATCGCCTTTGCATTATCAAGGTTGGTGTACGCACCAATCTGACTTTTGCTGTCAGCCCATGTCTTGCGAACACGGTACATCGTGCCAGCAGAAGGTGTGGAAGGAGCGGAGCTTGAGCCGCCCAGTCTCTTTGTTACCTGTGCCGCCAAATCGTCCATTCTCGCATACAGCCAGTTACCCGGACAACTCTTGTTCGCAAACCATCTGTGAACGGTCAAAATCATTTCATTGGACTTCGGAGAGTAGTTAAGAGTTTTGGTCTTATCTCCAAACCAAATCAGCTTATTTTTACCGTTACGCTTGCAAATGTCCACGCACAGATTGATAAAAGATTCATACACCTTGCCGTTCATAGCGTAAGGTTCTGTCTTATCAGACGCACATTCGATGGTGACAGCCCTATGGTCGTTTGCACCGCTGGAAGAACACCAGCTACAGTCTTTCTCCTCTACACAGAGGGAAACTTTACCGTCAGTGCCGATACCATAGTTACAGCTCGCCTGTCTCGATGGACTAATGAAACACCCACAGATACTTTCTGCCGACAACTGCCCCACAACGCAGTGAGGAGTGATTCTGTCGATTTTCTGCTGTCTCGGGCTTGTCTTGTTAGGGGAAATCTTTGTGTAGCTTACCAATGAACTATTGCTCATGTCAGTTACCTCCTTTTCGTCATACTGCTTCAAATCGTACTTCTCAATCACATTCATAAGGTTCTTGACGTAATCGAGGGAAGTTGCGTACCCATCTGCTTTGATGTTGGCGAGATAGGTCTCCGGGTCTTCCACACCCTTGAGGTTGGCATAATTGGAATTATTCGTGAAATCGAAATAGCCAATCACACCGTTTTCCATATCCGGGAACTTGCACCACTGCATAACGGAACTCACATAAGAACCATCTGCGTTCTGCTCACTTCCAGTCTTGATATAGATACCAGTAGCGGTCTTACAGCGACCTTCCCGGTACTTCAATCCGAAGTAGTTGTGAGCGTTGACTGCCAGCTCCGAAGTGCCGCTCGCACTTTCCAAAATCGCTTGAGCGATGATGGGTGAGTGGACGGTGATACCGTAGAGATAGGCATACTTTTTCACATAGCCAGCGATTGATTCTATGAACTCGTTATTGCTCATGGTTTACCTCCTTTTTCCCGAAGGGGAAGGTTGCTTACATCTTTTACAATTTTCTCTGCTGTACCGTTGCCGCCTAACTTCTTGTAAGGCAGATACAGGTAATCGTGAAGATTCTCGTACTCGTCTTTGGTGATGTACCCACGTTTGATATAGCTCTCTCCGAGCCAGCAAATGCGGTCATGACCGAGACCTTTGAGCATTTGAGCTTCTGCACTGTCCTTAGTGTCTTTCCTCTGCATGAGGTAAGTAAGGAAAGCCCAAAACCCTGTACTTGCGAAGATAGCGGCAACAACGGTACAAATCAATGTCATAGCTGATACCATAGCCATTGTGTCTCCTTTGCTTTTGATAAAGTTAAGGGAGAGCCGAGCATATCAGCTCTCCCCATTTGCCGCCTTATTCAGTGATAAGGTCTTCGAGTTCAAGGTCAACCAGCATTTCCTTCACCTTCGGTTTGATAACCGCCGGGATTTCTGCGTAGGTTCTTTTTCCCTTGAGAATCAGTGCTACATAGATAACTGCCATATTTGCCACCTCCCTTCGTCCTATAATGAATAGGTATTTGCTGAATAATCGGAAAACCATCTTAGTTTTCCTCCAACAGCTTCTTGACTTCCTCACGGATTTTAGCCGGAACATCGTCAATCGTCTTGAGACCTTTTCTGATAAGTGCTACATAGATTTTTGCCATAATTACATACCTCCTACGATAAGTTCGTACACTTCTGCGAGTGCTTCCTGTAACTCTGTGACAGCGAGTTCCGCTTCGGTCAGTTCTCTAAAGCAGAGATACCAGCCATCGGGAAACTCCATCTGCTGAATCAGTTCCACATTGTGATATGCGGTTTCGGTTTCTCCATCGGAGACCGTCATAGTGGTGAGATTATCGGTAAAGATACTCTCGTCCACCTTTTTCTTGCTGACGTAGTTATCACCATTCTTGGTGAGACCTGTCAGCTTTTTTCCATCTGCGAGTGTGATTGTGTACTGCATTTTGCTACCTCCTTTAATTGGTTGTATAGGTCATTCATGTTACTTCGTTGTTTCTTACTCATAATCCGATAGTGGTTATCGAACCATGATTTGAACAAGTCACTAAATTGTTTCTCCGTGAGGATAGGAGCGAGCTTCTTCATTTTTCGTCTCATAGCGGTAAGCCGCTTTGGATTGATTTTCTGAATAACCCTCCCGGTATCAGTCAACGAATACTGCACCTGTAAGAATCTCCAATACTCGGAGAGCTTACATATCCTTGTCTTGCGAGTGTTCACGGTGATACCGAGTTCCTCTGCAATTTGAAGAATATCTTGTAACAGGTTCTCTAAATATTCCTTACTCTCGTGAATCACATAGCTATCGTCCATGTACCTTCCGTAAAACTTCACACCTTTGACAATCTTTATGAAATTGTCAATCCTCATGGGATAGGCGATACCAGCGACTTGTGCCACTTGGTCTCCGATATTAAGGTGTTTCGCCATGAACTTTTCACCAGTGAGTAGGCTTTTGTCCACTTTCTGATATTCCAGCGAATTAAACAGTGTATCTAAACACTTCTCATATTCTTCATCAGTCATATAGGAAACATCGACCTGTGAGCGGTCAACTGTTTTCTTCAAGAGCCACAGAGCCAAATCATCGTCAACATACTTTTCAAAGAGGTTCATCAGAACATCATGCCGGATATTGTCGTAATACTTCGAGAAATCCATCAGCATGATATAGCCATCATTTGACCCATGCTTCGCATAATATTTCCTCAAATGAACCAACAGCCGCTTCCGTGAGAAAGCTATGCCTTTTCCAGTTAAGCTCGCACCATTATCATAAATGAGATACTTTCTGACTGCTGGATTCAGCACCTCGTCACAGAGGGAGTGTTTCACCACTCGGTCTCGTATCTGCTCGCCCCGGATAACCCTTGTCTTGCCACGCTCGTTCAGAGTGAACTCGGTGGAGGGTGAAAATTCGTATGTTCCTTCTTGTAGCTCCTTTTGTATTCTTGATATTTCCATGAGATAATTCATTTCAAACTGTTGTACCTGTGGTTTCCAGTCGCTACCCATCTTAGCTCGCATATATGCGTCATAGAGTGCATTACCATTAAATATTTCACGCTGATAACAGGAGCTATCGTAATAGCCTGTGTCGTGTTTAGCATTTACCATAAGGAAGGACAGTCTCTCCTTTCTCTGCCTGTGAAACGGTCAAAGCCTATTTAATCACAGAATTGAAATCCGGGCGAACACCATTAGAGTTAGACGCACTGTTGTAGTTCGCATTACCGTTGTTGTTGACATTAGCGAAATTGGAAGCGGAATCAGAGATTGCCCTTTTGAATTTGTTGTCAGATTTTCTCCAACCTTTTATGAGGTTAATTTCTGTCTGTATCAATTCTGCGAAGCGAAGGTACTTATCAATGTCCACCGGGAGTGTTTCAATCGCATACTGCAATTCCTGTGTCAGCCTGTAACACTGTCCGATTGCCCGGTCTTGGTGAACTCTACGCTCAACCAATTCCTCCGGGTACATCGGATAGATACTATTCGCAACGAATACATTCTCTGTGATGGAGCGTAGGCAATCTACAATTACCTGTCTCTCGTCTGAAATGAACCATTCGTCAAATGCTTCGTTCTTCTTTTTCATAGCGTCATAGCGATTCTTTTCATCGCCAGTGAGTGCGTCATAAGGCTTACCACCGAACACTTTCTCAAGCCGCTTTTCAGCTCGCTCGAAATCATATCCAAAATCTCGGAGCAACAGGTCTGTGATTTCCTTTCGTGTCTTATAGAGGTGATGGAACACCTCGAACTGTGATACCTTGCGTTTGCTTTTCAATACAGACATATAGTTTCAATAACCTCCGTTAATGCGACCCACAAGGGGTCGCAGATTTAAGATATGCAGAAAGCCGGGCGAACACCACGAGAGTAAGACGCACTGGCGTAGTACGCACCACCGTTGCCGGAGACAAGAGCGAAATAGGAAGCGGTAATAACGTCACGCAACCACCAGTTATTTCGGTTGCAAATCCTACTCGGGTCGTGAGCGAACAGCGGCAAC